TTAAATTACCGTTCATTGTACCACCGTTAGCAAATTGTACAGCTACTGAACCACCACCTGATGATAGCTCTATTATCCTACGTACGTTAGCGAGCTCTAGCGTAAACCTATTTGAAATAGTTTTCTCTAAGTCCGTCTTAATATTTTTTACATCAACGTCTCCCTTGGTCTCTAAGGTCTTTTCTGTAACGAGAGTTGGTACATTATTTTTAATTAAAGCTACTTCATTGAGAATAGACTGTTTGCTTTCTTCAATAAGTTTTAAAATATGAGATTTATCTGCTTCTGCAATATCCGTTACACTTGCTTCAACTAAAGTAATACGATCATTATAATATTCTCTGATCTTACTCTCCGCGAGTGTAATCTTATTAGTAAGGCTTTCCGTTAATTCAAAAGAAGCATTAATAATAGCTCCCTCTAATTGTGTCTTAACATTACCAATACGACTTAAAGCCTTATTAGAATTTTTAGCTATGTTATCGTTAAGTTCTATATTAGACTGCTCTAATGTTACAATAGTTTTATCATAACTAGCTAATGTACTTTCAACCTTTTCACTTAATGATTGTTCATAATCATGAAGAACCTTTGTAAGGGTTTTTGCAACAGTTTCAAACTTAGCATCAATAGCTTTATTATTGCTATTATTGTTAGAAGTAATCTCTGTTAGTAACTTATCTGTTAAGATATTTTGAGCTAACTCTGATACGCGGCTCTCAAATAATTCTACTGCTTGAGCGTTCTGCTCTTGTAGTGTTGACTCTAGATCTTGAGATAATTTATCAGAAAGACTGGTAATAGACTCAACGATAAAGTTATAAGCTTTTTCGTTCTCTTGTTCAGTATATTCAAAGAGTTCGTCACGTGTTACATTTGATAGCTGTAAAAACTCCTCTATTAAATCTGCTTTGAATTTTTCTTTTGACTTAAAGAAAGTTTCACGTTCTTTGTGTTTAGCTTTAGCAGCTTCTTGTAAGTTTTGCTTCTTTATAGATACAGCATACTCACCTGCTAGCTTTCTAGCTTGTTGAATCTCTTTAAGTATAGACTCCTTTTTCTCAAAGATAATCTCTTCTACTTCTTCTTCTTGACTTTTAGACTCAACAAAAACTTCTTCTGGTCTGCTTGTTGCAGGTCCTAAGAAAGTAGAATTAGACTCGTTAAAAATAACCTCAAGCTTACCGCGTTGTAGTACAAACGGTGCTTCTAATTCCTTACCCTCGATTACTATAGGAATATTTACAACAGGGTTTCCTTTATATTCAGAAACCTTCTCTGCAATGTATTTATTTCCGTTTATCTCTAACTCATAAACATCAAAAAAGATTTCATTGAAATCTTTAATTGTTAAGATGTTCTGGTTAGAGCTAGTAAAGGTTGGTGTTACCTTTTCGCTAAACAGTCTCATTATACATATTTAGTCATATTATATACAATGCAATTATCTTTGCGGTAATACGCTAAAATATTGAGTTCTATAATATATATCACCTGTAGCTGCAGCACTAGCAGAAACGACTGAAGTATTTGTTATACCTCTAAAAGTGTAAGTGTCATTATTACTAAGTAGCATTGTATTGAGAGCGTTATTATATCCGTTATCGTATATAGTAACATTAACGCCAGTTTTGTTTGTGATAATAACTTCCGAACACGGGTATGCTGATAGTTGTACTAAGGCTACACCGATAGTTTGTTTAAATGATCTACAATCGTTCTGATTATAAAATGTTGATCCGTTATTAGTTGTTGGAACTGCCGCCATATTAGTATTTATTCTAAACATAAAAAAACCGCTACCCTTTTATAGATAAGCAACCGTCCAATTAGATTGTTATATGACTCGTAACGATTAAATAATAATAGTAATAATATGCGAATATACGGTATAAAAGATATGGAGCAAGAAAAGATAGTATATTATTGTTTCGGAGTCTTTACATGTAATACAGTCTCGTCACTTAGAGTATAGTGAAGCAACTTACTGTCAGAAACACGTTCTGGATTAATATCCCACCCACCACGCCTTGCGTATAGACACTTTACCGATAATTCATCTGGTTGTAATGTATCCCATAAACGCTTATAAATAGCTTCACAAATTTCTTCATGAAAATGGCACTCATCTCTAAAAGATACGATATACTTTAGTAGCGAAATAGGATCTACAGTTTTGCTACCTTTTATTGTAATATAGACATCCCCTGTGTCAGGTTGAGCTGTTACCCTGCAACGAGATCTTAGTAATGCGCTATGGTATTTTTCTTCCCCAATAACAGAATCAATAATATCAAGTAATTTAGGCGTTTCGGTATATGTATCAAAAGTTTCATTTTCGATGGGGTATTCATCTTCAAGTGTAATATATGTACTCTTTATATTACGTTGATGACTCCATTCTTCTCGAGCTACCGTATTATCAATAAGAGCAATATAATTAGAAACAATCTTAACCGTTACCTCTGTTTCTAGCAATTCTGATAGATCTTTAATTGCACGATTTTTAATCTCCTCGAGTACTTCATGTGATGTATCACCAAGTCTTGTCATACTAAACGAATTAAAATAAAGCTTAATAGATTTAGATTCGACGATATACTTATTATTACACGGGTAAACAAATTTACAAATGCCTACAACCGGTAATCCGTTATTAGTAAGACCTGTAACCTCGTAACCATTCCAGGTATCATTGCCTACAAACGGAAGATCTTCATCTTCGAGTCCAAGATGAGTTCTATTTGATTGTCGTGGTTCACGAACCAACAATGTAGGATCGTATATTGAAGCATACTCAGATGATTGACCAAGATGCTTACTAATACGAGAATTATCTAACTCTGCTTTTTTCTTCTTTGCTGCCATATTATATTTTATATTATTAGATGTTAATATCAAGACCTTTTTCTTTAAGAGTCTGTTTAATTGTTTGTAATCTGTCTTCCACTGAACCCTTAAGAATAACGAGATTACTTTGCGGATGTTTAAAGTGTTTATGAAATAGATCAATAATATCTTCTCTAAATTTAGTATTAATACTTCTCTCACCATCATCCTCTAAAACAACATCCTCAGGTGATGTATAAAATATAACATCATACTTACTAACAGTATTTTCGTATACATTCCGAGCAAAACTATAAGCAGACATATCAAGACCCTGATCACAAAGCCAGTGTGTATAAATTAAACCATCTACAGAACAACGATCTAAAATAACATTTGTATCTTTATGCTCGACAGCAAAAGCATTTTTAACATGCTCCGCCATAATCATCATCTGAGTCATAACATTACCCGCTTCGTTAATAGGTAAATCATACAAACGCTTTACAAGCCGAGTAACCTCAGGTATAAATTTAATATCAGGATTACGCTCTGATAGATAATTTAGTAAAGTAGTCTTACCTGTACTCTGCGCTCCAGTAAAAGAAATTAACATACAATATTATAACGTTGGTTAGTAAAGAAATCAATCCAAGTATTAAGAGAAGTTTGCTTTAATGCTTTATACGTCTCATCTAACGAGACGCAATGTACATTATGTACTTTATCATAACAAATAATACGACCGCAATCAATATACTCCGTAACTTCATGGATAACACTCCCAACATACAAATAGTTTCCAATTCTATCATAAGCTCTTACTTGTGGATCCTTTCCTTTTAAATCAGGGTAATAATTAATAAGTCCAGGATGACCGTTATAAATTTTAAATTCTCTGCAAATCTCTTTAGGTATAATATTAAGCCAACCATGTAAAGTTATAACATCATAATCCTTAAAGAAATTACGATACGAATTTAATTTTTGTTCATAAGTAATACCTTTAACTCTCCAATACGTACTAGCTTTAATTCGTTTATCATGCTTATCTGTATTAAAGTTATCCGTTAAAATCTTATCAGGTTTAATACCTAACTTATCTGAAATATTCGCAATCTCAGATCCTGTTGCAGAAAAGAGTACCAACCAGGATAAAGGTGTTCCATCTTTATTTACTAACCTATTTGCTGCTACATGTTTTATCATATTTTCCATTTTTTGATCTTCTTAAATTATTAATAGTAGTATCTTCACTTCTAGTTCTTATCTGTATATTATTATTCTTAAGAATTTTAATAATAGCGTCACCAGATTTAATACCCATTATACTAGCAATTTTATTAGAAGCCATAAATTCTTTTGTATACAAAAGAATAATTTTTTCTATATCTCTACTATCAAAATTTAATTTTCTAGATGGTGTATTAATACCAGCTTGTATTAACTTTTGCTGTGTGATATGCTTAGGTGGTATACTATATCCTTCCTCTAATAATGTACGCTTACAAATATAATTACTAATATTTGTCTCTATTGCTAAATGAGCTACACATTTAATATTCATTTCATTCCACATATTAACAATCAGATTACGAGTTTCTAATGATATAGGTTTATAACTTGATGTATCTTCACCTTTCAATCTTACACGTGTCTTAAATACGTCGATTATTTTATCACGTTGAGGGTGGTTAGATAGTGTATCGCCTCCGTTTCCTCCTTTTGCAATATTAAGAGAACCGTATTGAGATATTAGCTCTATTTCTCTGTTGTTTAGAACGTCTAGACTTACTTCTTCAACTACAGCCCAACTAAAATTATCCCAACCGTATTTTATAATTGAACTATACAATAGAGATGAGTATATTAATTTGTTATATTGTTTAAAATGTTCTGCTTTTCTTTGTTCTAATGTTCTTGTAGTTTTACCTATATAAACTTTACCGTTAATAATATTTGTTACTCTATATATCAGTCCCTGTTTCATAAAATTATTTAATCAAACAGGGTATGAAAAATCATTATTATCCGTTACAAATATTTTTAAATTCCTCTACGTTATAAATTACATCGTTCATCTGATCTGCAGTTAATTCAGCATCAATAAGATCAGCAAGAAGTACCTTAGGCTTATTATATAGTCCGATCTCTTTAAGATATCGCTGACCAACGATTCCTGCTACCACAGGGTTAGAAGTATCTACACTACGAATACTCTTAATATTTGCGTAATGACTAAACTCTTTCGATAGTGAACAACCTAAAAGATGGTGAGGCTTTGTATGCTCCCAAATACCATCTGCAATTAACATATTAATAAGCTTCTGGCGACCGTCACACATTCGCTCTAGTTTTGCTCGTTCAGGATCATCACTTGTAGCTCTACCAATGACTTGGTAAAAAGAATAATCAAACGAAATTGCAATATAGTCCGCATAACCTACCATAAACTCGTAACATGCAATAAGCTCATCATACGTCTTACCTTGAACAACACCTACTTTAAGCCCCGGTATCATTTGATAATCATTTGTAAATGACCAAAAAGATTCCATAGTAGCTTTACTCTCTTCCAATACATCTGGTACAATATAATATGTAGGTTTAAGCTCGTTAATATAATCTGCAAATTTACCACTATCAAAAGCTGTACCCAGCTCAAAAATAGAATTGTCGAGCATTACCTCACGTCCTAGTGAGAGGGACGTTTTAAAGAAGTTATAATACTTAGGGTGAGTTTCAAATAAATGCACGAGAGCATATTCGTAATCGTTATAGTGCCTAGAATGATCTAGAATTGAAATAGGAGACTCATGAGATACCAACATAATAATATTATAATGTAGTTCCTTATTGAATTCAAGCATTAAATATTTTATATAATATATGGCTTCGTTACTTAACAGTGTAGGTGGATTATCTAGAGCGGTTAATAATAAGGTTGGTGCCTTAACTTCTGTTGCAAAAGGTGTAATGTGCCTTCCTGCTATACTTACAGGTCTTCCTGGTATTCTTGGAAACGTAGCAAAAGGCGTATTAAGTTCACTACAGAATCAAGCACTCGGTGTAATGGCAAGTATTGTCAATGGACTGACGGGAATGATTACAGATATAATTAATAATGCTGTCAATCAGATATTAGGTGTTGTAAATCAATTGTTACAATTAGAAGCGACAATACTTGCAACTATAGGTATTATTGAGCAAACGATAAAGGACATCAAAAAGCAAGTAGATGATCTTCTTAATTATCGTGCTGATCAAGAAAATTGTAGATTTGCAGCAGCAGAAATGTTAAAATGTGTTGCTGGTTCGCTTATTGGTGATTTAAGTAAAAAATTAGCGAAAAATGTAAATACTGGTACATCTAGTATAGATAAACTTGTCGGTAAAGCTTCATTTAAGTTATCACAGCCTGGCAACGTTATTGAAAAATATACAGGTAAGATAAGTAATTCAGTTGATAAGGCTACGAGTCAAATAAACGCAACAAAATTAATATAATGATTAATACACTACATATTGGCACGGTAATAAAAAACGCTGATTTTGCTGATAAAGGCTCAGGACAATATCTTGGGCGTGTTAAGGTAGTTATACCAGGAATGACTATTCTAGGAAGCGATATAGTAAATTATAAGACTCCTGGTTCAAATATTAAAGGAGATCTGAATGCTGGTGCAATTAAAAAGGCTAATAATTTTGAAATCTGGGCTTATGTTATTGCTCCTATAACAGGTGAAAGCTCTACATCAAAGTACAACCATACTAAAGACGCTTCATCGTTAGCAGATGGTAACGATATGAGTAACTTTGCACACCCATCAACATATACTACAGCGCCCGCAGCAATGTTTACATCACAAAATCTGGATGAATATTCCGGCGGCTCTAGTTACAACATGACAGCTAATGTAAATCCATACGGTAACTGCTACGTGACAGAAAATTATTCTGATTCGGGTAAGGGTATGTTTAGTATACCAGCTGTAGGGTCAAAAGTCTTAATTGGATTTATAAACGGTGCTCGAGGTCTACCAGTTGTACTAGGTAAAATAAACTCCGGTACAGAAATAGAACAGATATACGGTGCTGGTACAGCATACCCTGACTATCCTAATATTTTTGAAAATACAACTGTTAAGACAACAAAACCACCTACTAAGGCAACAACTACAGTTAGTTCAAAACCTGCTACCCCCGTATCAACCCCACAAGCAGCTACCCAACCTGCACCTGCTCAATCTGCTAATTGGGTTGATAATTCTGGTGCTTTACAAATGCAAGCAAACAGAGATAGAATAAATGCGCAACGTAAAGCTGCAGGTCAACCACCTCTACCACCTGCTAAAACGATAATTGTAAATTAAAGATGTCAAATATACCAGTCAATAACCCAAACGAAGTTAATAACTATAGAAACAAAGTTGTATGGAATCATACAGCTGGCGCGTTAACTTTTAATAACTCTACAGGTAGAGAATATATACATCTAGCACATAAATCTGGTAGTCATTTAACATTTGCTAATCAAGTAACTTCAGAGTTTAATCCTAATAATAGACAAACACTTACAAACGGTAATACCTTCCACACTACGAAAGGTAGTTATAATTTAGTATCACAAGAATCAGAGCATAGAGTTTACGGTGATGTTACAATCTTAACTGGTCATACTAATTTATATAATTCACCGCTAATGGATGGATATATGGCTGAACAATCAAAATTAGCAGCGATAAAGTCAAGTCCGGAAGTAATGCAGCCTGGTTTTGGTAATGTAACGGGCGCTGTTCATGAAGCGAAGGGTGATGAACCTGACCCGGAAACAGGCTCCACGCAAGGTAAGAATTTCGAACCGAACAAAGCTCATAAAAATATGGCTGAGTTTTATAAGGATACACAGAAGAAGCTTACACCTTATGAACAGTTGATGGGGAATGGAGGTAGTATAAAGTTGCTTTCCGGTAAGGATATTTTAATAGCTGCAGGTGCCGCTCCTGCTAACTTTGATACAGTCTTTATAAATCCAAATGGTAGGAAAGTAAACGATAAACTTACTTACGATGGAGATAAGACTATAAAAACAAAGCAAACATCTGCACCTTATTATGAGGAGAAAGATGTAGCGTCAAATATACCTTTTGGTAATGTACACTTTCAAGCTGGTAATAAGTTAGATTTTAATTCAGCTGCAGGTGGTATAACGTTTGGTACTAGCGGACCTCTAAGATTAGCTGGTCAGGGTATAACCTATATAGGCGGTGCTCAAGTTAATATTACAGGTGGTGCTGGTGGTGGGTCAACGGGTCACGTGTTTATTACATCAGGTGACTTACTAGAACTCGATGGTGCTAATATCAATATAAAAGGTGGTACAGATATCTTAATTGAACCAGGTTTAAGTGTCTTAGGCAATCAAATAGTATCAGGTGATTTGATAGTTGGTGGTAATTTAACTGTATTAGGTAATATAATATGTAAGGGAACAATTGATGCAGATAAGACAATTACATCTAAAGTAGATGTAATTGCTGATGGCGTCTCTCTTAAGAATCACACACATGGTGGTATTCAAGGAGGTTCAGGTAATACATCCCCTCCTAATTAATTACTTCCTATATATTATAATATAGAACATCATTATTAAACAGCATGTTGTACCTAATATGCTGTTAATAGCCATACCCACATTAAAACCTACACCGTATATCATATATAAACCACAAAAGATATAACCGAGAAGAGAGAGTAAGAACATAGAGAAGCTTAACCCCTCTACACTCTTGTATCTTACGGTTTTATAAATTTGTGGTAAGTAGCAGATGAAAAAGCATACTGCGTAAAGAATACCAAATATCATAGAACTTGATCTACCAAACCAAACTCAAGACATTTAGCTGAGTCAAACCAGAGATCGTGTTTAAGAATCTCATCGATTTGCTTCATTGGTACCTTTGTATATTGTTTATAAATATCTTTAATCATCTTCATAATACGTCGATTGTTCTCCATATCATCTTCCATTTCTGAAAACTTACCATAGCTACCGGATGATAGTTGGTGAATAAGCATTAAAGAATTCTTACCTATAAATCTCTTTTTCCCAGCGACTGATATAATCGTAGCTGCTGAAGCAGCAGCACCATCAATATAAGTGTGAACTTCTGATTTAAGGTTTCTAATAGTATCAAGAATAGCCATGCCTGCAAATACAGAGCCACCGTATGAATTAATTCGTAATTTAATATGTGGTACAAAATCTGGTCCTAAAAAGTTATATGTATTTTTAAGCTTAGCGTCTAGTTCATATAGTACCGCGTTAAGATCAAGAGCTGATTGCTCCGTTACATCTGCATAAAAGAAAATAGTATTTTCAACAACTCTTATATTACTACCAGCGGCTCCTCCTGGCCCCATAGCATTAATAAAAATCTGTTGTGGCTTACTTTCAATATCATCTCCACCTACCCCTTCGTTTAGATTATATTTCCATCTCATAAAGTTATTTAGTGTATTATGCTTCGCATGATGCGCAGTTCAGAATACTTCTTGCAAGTTCTTGAGCAGGATTTGCACTACGTTGATAGTATAGAGACTTAACACCTTGCTCCCAGGCAAAGATATATAACTCACTCACATCCTTAGGTTTAGCAGAAGGTGGAACCATTACATTTAATGACTGACCTTGATCGATAAACTTCTGTCTTTGTGCAGCTTGAATAATAATTTCTTTTTGAGAAATCTCACCAAACGTCTTAAACACATCTTTTTCTTCTTGCGTTAAGAACGTTAGATGCTGTACTGATCCACCATGTGAAAGAATATCTTTCCACACATCAAGTGTATCTTGATCTTTCGATTTAAGTAGCTTAACAAGATAAGGATTCTTATAAGAGAATTTACCTTTAGCTAGATTCTTAACAAAGTAATTATCACGAAGAGGTTCAATACCTTGACTGACTTGACCTAAGATAAATGAACTCGATGTAGTAGGAGCAATAGCAAGCGTAGTAGTATTACGTCTACCGTAACCTTCAAGCAGAGGTGGTTCACCAAATAGTCTAGCTAGCTCTTCTGAGGCAGTATCAGATTTCTTACGAAGTAGACTAAACACTTCACCGTTAATAAGTTTCGCTTCCATAGACTCGAAAGCAACAGACTTCGATTGAAGATATGAATGCCAACCAAGTACACCTACACCAACTGCTCGTTGATTAATAGCGAACTTACGTGGCGCTTCCATAAACGGAACACCTTCAGTCTTATTAATAAATTCAGTCATGACCGCGTCAAGGAAGTATACTAACGTTTCGATTGCATCAGTATCTTTTAGATCGTCCCAACGTTCGAGGTTAATAGACGAAAGATCACATACAAACGATTCATCATCACCGTTCGATAAGAAGATCTCCGTGCAAAGATTAGAATGATTAATCTTCAAACCTTTATCTTTATATACTTGAGGAGCTTGATCATTAGCATTATCTGTAAAGAACAAATATGGATAACCAGACTCAAAGCGCTTCTTAATAACAAGACCCCAGATCTTACGTTTATCTTTATCCCCTTCTACCATCGAACGCATCCACTCGTTAGTGATAGTAACACCGATGGAGAGATCTTGAATGTCGTTACCTTCACCTCTAATACCTAGAAACTCTTCAATATCACCATGATCAATAGGAAGATAAGCAGCGAAAGAACCACGACGTACATTACCTTGTGATACGTAATTAACTAAGGAATCGAAAACAGTCAATTGATGATGAACACCTGTAGCTGTACCACCTGAGTTAATAATAGAACCTCGAGGTCTAATTGCACCAAAGTAACCAGAAGTACCGCCGCCGATCTTAGACATAGCACCAATCTCACCAATTTTAGTAAGAATTTTATTCATATCATCTGGAATATAACTTCCAAAACATGAAATAGGGGCTCCACGTTCTCTACCAAAGTTACTCCAGATAGGAGTAGATAGAGAATAGAACCCCTGGTGCATATATGATTCAAACTTATCAGCAAAGCCTTCTATACTTAAATATCTTTCAGCAGCATCAGCAATATCTCTAATGCGCTGCTCTGGTGTCTCATCTTTCGTGAGGTAGTCTCTCTCTAGAAATTTTCTAGAGTCCTTGTTTAGCCAGTATATATCTTTACTCATGTATCTATTTATATTATATATTAAATCTAAGTTATTCAAGAGTATCTTTATTTTCTTTTCTTTTTTTCCAGGCAAGCTTTAACTTTTCTCTTGTTGTTTCACTATGTTTTTTACCAAACATACCATTGTTAGATCCCTTACTTTTTTCTTTATGCTTTTGCCTAGTTATCTCACTTATAGGATTATTTTTATGATACTCTTTCATTATCTCAGAATGCTTGTTTCTATTTTCTTCATTCCACCATGTAGCATTATGCTGTTTTATTTTCTCTAACTGTTCTTCCGTATGCCAAGAATCGTATCTGCTTTTACGAGTCTCAACCATTTTTTTGTAAACTTCCTTGCTCCTTGTTCGTTTTTCTTGATTTTGCTTTTCAACTGTCTCTTTAGATTTAGGTTTTTTCATCTTTTGCTTCGTAGACTCAGATAATTTATATCCACCCTTATTAACAAAGTTCTTACCACCATTATGTTTATTATAGAACATAACATTATCTGCAGCATTTACTTTTGTTAAAAATCTTGTTTCGTAGGTTAAAGCTTCGTATGATGTTTCAAAATGTTTTATTTTAACTATTTGAAACATATGTAAGGTATCCTTACGTATTAATTCTTTAATAGTTTGTGACGAAGTTTGATATCCTTGTTCAGTCATTAAATCTACAGAATTAGATCTCGAATTAATCTTGCATCCTGCATAATATTTTTGACTAGGTATATGCTTAATAATATAAAAATACGGTTTTCTCATATATTTATATATACTACCCGACCTATAGAGTATAACGCAATTAGCCAAATAATGCATCTTCGTCAAAGCATTGAGACTTCTTAGAGTACTCTACGGGCCTAGAACTGAAAAAATCGGTCATATTATTGCCCAATAATTCTTCCGTGAACCACATTGTAGACTCTAAAATAGTAGAATCTACTTCAAAAGGCTTAGGTAAGCCAATTTGTGAAAGGGATTCATTAATACGGTTCTTGATAAACTCTTTAAGAATAGGAGCAGATAGTCCGGGTTCATTAATACCATTAACCATCCAATCGACAATTTTACTTTCCGATTTAAATGCTTCATGTGCAGCAGCTACAATACGCTCTGTCAGCTCTTCATCAAAGAGTTCAGGATGCTCTTCACGAATAGTATTGATAATTTGAATACCTACAAGAGCGTGAATATTCTCTTCATTACGAGTATACTTAACTTGCTGATCAGTATCCTTTAGAACGTTCTTGAAACGAGCAAAATGATTGATAACATAGAACTGAGAAAACAGAGAAACATTCTCAACGAATAAAGTAAACAAAGTTAAAGCGTATAGATATTGCTTCTTCGAGTCCTTGTAGAATCTATGTGTATACTTACGGAGATACTTGACTCTCCCTTGGATCCACTCAAGCTTAAGGTTCTCTTCAAAAATGTCTTCGAGTTCGAGAACCTTGAGCAAACGTTCGTATGCGTTGTTATGAATAACTTCTGTATTAGACATAACAATACCAAGATCATATAAAGCAGGGTGAGGTAGATTCTCACCTAACTTGGCCCAAAAAGTCTTAACCGCTACCTCAATTTGACCAATAGCGGATAAAGTACGTACAATAATTTCTCGCTCTTGATCAGTTAGTTCAACTTTAAATTGCTGTACATCAGATTTAAAGTTGAATTCTTTATCCGTCCAAAAACCATTATGCATTGCTTCAATGAACTGTTCAGTCCACGGATACAGGTTTGGCTTACGACTAATTTGCTCTTCAAAAATACTATGTCCCATGGTGTGATATTTAAGTAAAAAATATTAAATAGCCATTATTGAATTGGCATGCTTTTCTTAAGACTCCCACTATTAATGTTATACATTTTTATAACCTTTGCTGTACCTTGTTGCACTGTAATAGTCATCTCACTCTCCATAACAATAGGTTGTGATATGATAGTACCGTCTACATTAATAACTCTATGCAGCGCTCCCGTGCTTGCATTATATACTTTCACTGTGTTATTACTGCCTGTTTGCGCTATAAATTTCTTGGTCATAATTTAAATCCTTTATATTATTTATGAATGCCGATACATCAGGATCGGATTTATGTGTAGCAAAATTACTACTATTTTTCTTTGAAATTGTTTCATTTCTTAAGCCATGATAAATCATAATATCTATAATCTCTTGTGAATCAACATCAATTAAATTATCTTCCTCTACAATTAGAATATTACGAATCTCTTGTGCACTATAACCTCTTACAATTAGTGACTTTACTTTTTTAGTAACATAATATTTTTGCAGAGATTCAACATCGGTGTATTCTTCAACACGCTTCTTAAAATACTCAGTAGCAAAAACGAAGGACTTACCTGAGATTCTACAGGTTACAGATCTGGACATACCCTTATTATAACTTACTCCCAGGGGAAATCTAGCCACGTTTTTTCAGGTACTGAAAATCCATAATAATCAACCATATGCGACGCTTTATCCTTTACGAAGAGAGATGCATATTCAAATGTATAGAGATCATTATTACTATACATATTTTTAAAAATATTAAATGTATTACCAGAATCGCAGATATCATCTACAACAAGATAATTAGACCTAACCGATTTAAGGAAGTCGGGTTGTTGGTATATGACGTAATTATCTTCTTGAACTTGATTGTTATATGTATTAACACCGAACATTAATACCTTTTTATTAAGCTTGTAAGCTAGCATCGTCGCAGGAATAAGTCCGCCTCGACCAATACCAATAATATAATCATAGTTAGTCTTAACGCGTTCTGCAAGTTGATCTACCATAAAGGCAATATTCTCGTAACTAACTGACTTTTTTATCATAAGATAATTATAACTATCTTTTTAGAGGTTATCCACTAAATATAAGCAATGAGTAAATACGGTTTTAATGAGCTTGGACTTTTATATGAAGGTATTGATTTAACTTCTAATCCATACGCTGATAAGAATTATACACCAGGTGCATCAGATACCTGGGGACCTAAAAATTCATACGGTACAAAAGGTATGATACCTACCACAGTACCGGGTAATGCAGGTACAGCTTATTCTATGGGTGAGACAAACATTACATTCGAAGAAGAAGATGAACGTATTGTATCCGTTAACGCGGTAAAGAAAAAAGTAAACGATCTGCTACAAGATGCAACAGATCGTGGAATGGGATTCGCTTGCGAGCAATTACATGAATTGCTACAATTTATTGATACTTTGAAATAATAAGATCAAGAATATGATCTGCATACCAGCAGACTGCAGCACCGTATGTAGCAAATACTATAGGATTATAATCTCCTATTATACCTGTAAATATACCTGCCCAGAATCCTAAGCAGAGAGAGCAAGAAAATAATTCTTTAAAGTATTTATACTTAACAAGTTTATCTCTAAAAAAAGAAAGTATCGAGCCATACTTTAAAATAAAGCACAGCCCGATACAAGAAATAGTATGTAATACTAAATTAACCACAGATTAAAGTATCTTCTTTTGGCTTATCAAGAGCTTTAACAGCATCTGCTACAAGCTCCAATTCACTCTTTTTAACCTTAATCTTATTACCGTAATCGTCAAGTACTTCGTAGTTATCTTCATCGATCTTTGTAATAATAGGGCAACAGTTACCTTTACCACACAACTGAATTTCCTGCTCTGATAGTCTTTTTAACATACAATTATTTACTTTAAGCGCAAGATTTTACAAGCTTTGCTTCATCATTTCTTCTAGTTAAAAGCCCATCTAACCCCTTACCAACCCAAAGACGTTTCATATCGATAATCTGCTGAGCGATATAATTGTAGATATCAGAACGGTTAGAAGCAATAGCATTCTTAATGTTTAACATTTCAGCACGTGAACCACCACTCGTACTACCACCACGGTTAAATACTAAGCTAACAAGAGCGCCAAAAGTATCTTCATGAAGTTTTTCTGCACCTGGAAACGCCTTAGTTGTTTCTTTAATAAAGCGAGGTAGGGTATTGCTTTTGAATACTACTTCAGCAGCTTCCCATGGAATAGAGATATCTTTAACACTCGGAATAGCAGCTTTAGCGTTACCGCTCTTCTTACCAAGGTGTTCAGCAAGACGACTATATGAACCAGCATCAAGTACACCTTTCCAATCAGTTGCAAATTGTGCTGCTGTATTGTAGCCCATATCATAACCAATACCAATAGTAACACCGCTTTCACCACCTGGGTAACAAGGATGCTTAAGTGCTTTATTATAATAACCTGGACCACCACCTACTTCATATTCTAAGATAAGCTTATATGCATTAGCACTAATACCAGCAGGAGGAACACTAGCTGGTGCATGCTGGGTAACACTATCTGTAATCTGATTCTTTACACCTAGCTTAGCAGCAATAGCTTTCCATGTACCTGGTCCATCAATACCATCAGCACCTACACCAACAGCGTCTTGAATAGATTTAATACTACCTGCTACGCCAAGTTTTGCACCAATAGCGGCTAATGTATTTTTACCACTAATACCATCTGCATCAACACCTACAAGAGCTTGAACAGTTTTAACAATGTCTTTTTTTCCGTTAAATTCCATAACACAAGTATTTAATGTAGTGATGATTAAATAATAATGTTATGAATAATCTCACAACAGAATTAGTATTACAATTAGTAAAGTCAACCCCTTGGTATAGCATCTTAACAGCAGCTGTCACGCTCGCTTCTTCAGTTGCAGCTATCACACCAACTCCAAAGAAGGGTACATCCCTTTCCAAGGTATACCGCGTTGTCGATTTCTTAGCTCTTAATGTTGGTAAAGCTAAGCAAAAGTAATTTAAACACATACCAATCTAACCAGAAAGACCCACTCTTTAAGAGCGGGTCTTTTTGATTTATATTATTGCATTAGACTTTCCCAACTTACAGGGAATAGATCTTCAGCAATTGTATTAATCAGCTCAGCAACATCTCTTGTTTCTTTCTGTGTATCTTTCTTAAGTCTAAGCTTACATACACGAGCAAATGCAATCAACGAACCGGTCCAGTACCATTCAGTATACATGTTCTGTGGTAGAACCATACGAGCCTGTTCAGGGCATATACCAGCTTCGAGCATTAATCTATACGCACTTGAAGCTTGATTAACTGCTTGATATACAAGTTCACTCGTCTTAATCATTGTCGGTGGTAGTAAATTATCATTAACATCTCTCATAAAAGGATGTTGATATTCAAAACCATCGATGAATTCATCTTCATACGATCCTTGCTTTTTATCTTCATTTCGTTT